AGGCGGCGAGCATGATGAACGAGGGATACCAGAATGCCATTGGTGAAGGAGCTAAGGCGGCGGTAACGATCAATGTTGGGCCGACGTTTGAAGATGTGCAACGGCACTTGGAGGAGATTCGTGCCAAGGTTAGGTTGGCTAAGAACGTAACAGAAACCCCTATCGACCTCTGCTAATGATTAACGATCTGACGCCAAAGCAGAAGCCAGTACAAGAGACTAGGCAAATTTTGCCGGAGTTTGGTATTGGTGAGCGAGTCATCTTCAATGACGGCAATAACGACATTGTTTACGTTTCTGGCATCATCCTGCGTGGTAGCGGCCAATACACCTACTTAGTTAGCGAGAGAGGTAATGAGACTGAGGTGAGAGGCTGTGAGCTGTTCAAGTGGGATGACTTGCCAGATGCAGAGGAAGACGAGGACGAGGAATAATGCTAACTTGGGCGCGTCATTGCATACTGAAGGCTCCTACGGAGGAGGAACAGCTACTGATGGATCCAGCCGACTTGCTGGCCTATTGGAAGAACTACCATGACGTAATTAAGCGGGCTGAAGATGACCCGTATAGGCATGGCTTTGTGCTGGATAACTGGCAAAAGATGAAGTCGTGCTTCGATACAGCCAATGAGGTTTTAGCGTTGGGAGGCAATCGCTGTCTTGCTGGCGAGCAGGAGGTTTATGACCCTGTGCAAAAGAAAAAGCTCCGTGTCGATGAGATCACGGAGCCATTCCATGTTTATGCCTACGATGAGGAGTCTAAGCAATTCGTAATTGCAAATGCTGAAGCCCCGTTTCAAAAGCCTCGTCAACCGTTATTCCGACTGACACTAAGTAACGGTAAAACTCTTTCTTGCTCGGCAACACATCGAGTTTTAACAACTCTTGGGTGGAAAGAAGTAGGCGAGCTGCGTCCCCTAGATCGTATTGTTGGCACAGATGAGGATGGTCTTGCAGAATCCTTGATCCCCTCATTCGAGCATGACCCTCTTTCGTCCACTTCGGGCACTTGCGTGCAAGCGTGCAAGACAGGTGTTCAGCATTGCTCGCAAACAACTGAAGATTCTCAATGCGATTGTCGCTCGGAATGTTGTTCTTGTGGTGAACAACCTCAGTTGGAAGAAGGTAGCGACCTAGGTGTTTCTCCATCACAAGGCAATGCTCCCAAACATAGCGATCTTTACGATACCATTTTCCAGCAGCTTTATGCTTGCGTATCTCGGTCAACTGAACGCAAGTCGGATGTGTCGGGCAGTAAATCTCAACATAGCCTGCTCTTGTCGTGCGACGACCTCCAGCCCATTCTGGATGACCTTCACCAGCGCGAGGGCCTGTTCTCTGGCACTCAATCGAGTGCTTTTTGCACACCTTGTAAATTAGCTTCGCAGTTATGCGTGGATCAAGCGACTTCGCTAAGTCATCAGCAATCTGTTGCTGTGTGTGACCAGACTCAATGCGTGAGCGAATCAGTTCTATTGGATAAGGAATCGAGTTGTGTTTTGGCATACGGAGGTAATAGGGCTGAGGTTGTTGAAGTTGTCAATAGCTATTTCCTCCGAGATGACATTGTTTGGGATTTTACTGTTCCAAAGTATCACAACTACTTGGCTGGAGGGGTTATAAGTCACAACAGCGGAAAGACGACAGGAGGTGCTTGGATTGTCGTCAATTGCGCAATGTCCAACCCAAAAAGTTTGATTATATGCTTTAGCCAGAACGCAGAGTTGAGTGTGCTGGTTCAGCAAGCGGCGGTGTATAAGGCGTTACCACAAGAACTTAAAACAAAAACACTAGGACAAAATGAGTACATTAGCTTTACTAGCCAGAACGGATTTGCTGGCAGTGGCTTTATATTGCCTAATGGTAGTCGCGTACTGTTTAAGACTTACTCGCAATTTAGTCAAAACAATACCGTACTGGAAGGCATGGAGCTTGGATCGTATGAACCTACTAGCGTCAATCTTGGAGCTTGGTGTGATGAGTACTTGGGTGGCCCTGAGCTTATCAATACTTTGGTGTTCCGTCTGGCTACTCGTAACGCAAAGATGCTCCTGACGTTTACCCCCATTGATGGGTACACGCAGACGGTTAGAGAATACTTAGACGGGGCTACTACGTTAGAATGGAAGAAGGCAGAGGCGTTAAACAACATCGACGTTCCTTACGTCCAGAAGGCCAAGAACAAGGATGCCTACGTCATCTACCTGCATACTAAAGATAACCCGTTCTCAGGCTACGAGCGGGTACTTAAAGAGGCAAAGGCAAAGGATGCCGAGTGGATTAAGACGCGACTTTATGGAATCCCTACTAAAAGTATTACTACTCTTTTTCCTCGCTTCGATTCTAAGATCAATGTGGTTAAGCATGATGCTATACCAACGAAAAACGTCACTCGTTACCAAATCATTGATCCGGCTGGTCGCAAGAATTGGTTCATGTGTTGGATTGCGGTAGATGAAAGTGGCGCATGGTGGGTTTACCGTGAATGGCCGGACATCAATGTTGGGCCATGGGGCAATTGGCGTGGTAATAAATGGACGCAGGGCGAGGGATGTAAGTCGCTAGGCATGGGCATTAAAGATTACGTCGATTTGATTAACAATTCCGAGGTAGGTGAAACCATATTTGAACGAATCATTGATCCTCGGTTGGGCCAAGCTAAGTACAGCCATGAGCGTGGGCAGTCGTCTATCATTGAGGACTTGGCTGACAACGGCGTGATATGTCACCCAGCACCGGGCTTGCATGAAGATGACGGCTTGCAGTCGTTGCAAAGCAAAATGGCATGGATTAACACAAAACCTCTAGATGCAATTAACAGACCCCATTTTTACGTCTCCGAACGATGTGAGAACATCATTTGGGCCTTACAGGAGTACACGGGTGCGCAAGGCCCAGACGAGCAAGCGAAAGACCCTGTGGATTGCTATGACGTAGAGACGGAAATACTGACTAAAAGCGGATGGGTTAAGTTTTGCGATCTATCAAAATTGGAGCCAGTGGCAACAATGGATAAAGACGGATTTATGGAGTGGCAAGTTCCAACCGAATACCATGAGCGCCATTTTTCAGGCAAACTGATTACAGCCAAATCAAACAGCATTGATTTTGCGGTAACCCCAAATCACCGTATGCTTACTTTTAAACAGGGAAAGAATCTGAAATTTAGGTTGGCTAAAGATATTTGCAGGCAGGACACATTCCCAATTGTAACCAATGGAGTTAAGGATTCCGATGATTACGAGATTGAGATTGCAGGCAGGAAAATGATGGTTTCTGATTGGGCTGAGTTCCTTGGCTGGTATGTAGCTGAAGGAAGCGCGACCGGAACCAAGGGAGGAAAAATACAAGTGCCCGGTAGGGGATACTCAATTTACATATCTCAAAGCAAAACAGCGAACCCAGAAAAATGTCTCAGGATAGAGGCATTGCTTGACCGAATTGGGTTTAATTGGGCATATCGCGGAGTTTCCTATGTTATCTCCAATCAATCACTGTGGGAGATTTTGCTTCCACTAGGAAATAGCTACGACAAAATGCTTCCGTCCAACTTTATCGAGTTTCCGAAATGCGCTTTGGCGAAGATGTGGGAGGCAATGGTTCTGGGCGATGGCTGGCGCAAATACGAAAACACTGCAACTTACGCTACTGTTTCCCCTGTTCTGGCCAACCAAGTCACAGTCATTATGCAGTTGCTTGGCCTTGCTCAAGGACTAGTCAATTGGAGGATGCTTGATAGCGGGAGTCGCATATCAACAACTCCGCTTTACCACATTCCGCAGCGTAAGACCCGTAAGGCTACTGTTACTACAAAGGATAAGCGTATGCTAGTAAATGAAATTGATTACGACGGCATGGTTTATTGCGTAACTGTTCCAAATGGAACGCTTATCGTAAGGAGAAACATGACTCCACTTGTTTGCGGAAACTGCCTGCGTTATGCGGCTGTTAGTGACATTTACTACGTTGACCCGAAAGACTTCAAGCACGTTAAGCGCCGTTCCGGTGGCTATTAAGTCAATAAAACAGCCATTACGCTCAATTTAAGCATCTTTATGAAAGTACTAATCACTGAACTCGCAAACGAAATTATGGTATCCGTGAATGACCTCATGGTTTACCAGCAGAGCATGAATCCAGACCTTTATACGGGCGTCGGTAAGCGCACTTGGTTCACCTTAGAAGGCGTTAAGGCAATCAAGGAGCACTTTTCCGGCCCTCACGTTGAGGCTTCTACGCTGCAAGGTGTCGTCATTGGTCAATGCCCCAACCCTCGCTTTGTTTACGCCACAGTTGCGGGTCAAGAAGGCAAGGTCACAGTCAAAATCCCCAATCGCTATCGCGGAAAGCTCGATAAAAAGCGCATTTTAGTTGAGAAATTGGTGCATGGTACAGAGGTGAGCTACCAATTTGTCAAAGCTTGACCAAAATGCTAGGTTTTAACTAAGACGCACCGAAAAACTAATGGATAATACTCACGAATCGCTTACCTATGTATCGAAAGAGCCAGATGTAGATACGCTGCGTAAAGCGTATGCGTCAACCACTCTCGAACTTGCGTCTTACATCGACTTGTGCCGAACTAGCTATGATGATCGTCGTAACTACTGGCCGGGAAAAAGCCGTGACTTGCGCCGACACGGTAGCGATGCTTTTCCGTGGGAAGGTGCTTCTGATACCGAAGCGCACGTTATTGACGAGCGTATTAACCGTCTCGTAGCTCTCGTAATGTCTTCGCTCAATCGGGCGAATGTGCGAGCCTACCCAACGGAAGCGTCCGACATTGCCCGTGCCAAGATTGTTTCCTCGTTCATGAAATGGATGAGCACCAGTGGCTACATTCCGCGCTTCAAGCGTGAGATGGAGCTTGGGGCCAACTACTTCTTTGAGCGTGGCCTGTTAATCACTTATGTTGGTTGGCACCGTGAAGACCGCACCTATTTACAGCAGTTTAGCTTAGAGCAAATTGCGCAAGCAGCTCCCGATTTAGCCAATGCTATTTTGGCAGGCAATCAGGATGACCAAGTGATTCAGCTCCTGAAGCAGTCGTTTCCTACCGTGCAAGATAAGCGGGCCAAGAAAGCCTTAGCCCAACTGCGCAAAACAGGTAAAGCCGACTTGCCCATTGTCCGCCGCCAAGTTGATGCACCAATGGTGAAGACGCTTTCCCCAGACGGCGACTTCTTCTTCCCTCCTTACGTTACAGACCCACAACGCGCCCCCTACTGCTTCTGGAAGACGTTCTATACGGCCCAAGAGTTGAAGAATAAGGTGAGCACGGACGATTGGGACGAGGAATGGGTCGATTACGTTATCAAGCGTCATCGCGGCCTAGGATCCGACTCCGTTGACAGCTACGTTGACGGACGCAAATCAATTTCCCTTACGACAGTTCACAATGGCGACAGCGATTTAATCGAAGTTATATACGGATACCAACGCTTGATCGACGAGGATGACAACAGTGAGGGGATTTATTGCACGGTTTTCCACCGTGATTTCAGTGGTACAGATTCAGTTAATGGCTATGCTAAGTTTGAGCTTCTAAACGGTTACGAAGACTACCCCGTTGTCGTTACCCGTCTTAGCGAAGACTCAAAGCGCCTGTACGACATCCAGACCATACCCGACCTCCTGCGCGGCATTCAGCAACAGGTAAAAATTGAGCGTGATTCGCGTATTGACCGCAATAGCCTTGCGACACTTCCGCCAATTATGCACCCCATTGGCAACGCTCCTAGCGATTGGGGGCCGGGACGCTACGTTCCATACAAGCGTGCGGGCGAGTTTCAGTTTGGCCCTGTACCCGCATTTAACGCTGGTTCCGTGGAAATGGAACAGACAATGCAGGCGCAGGCAGACCGTCTTGTTGGCCTAGACGTTGATAACCCGCTGTCGCAAGTGAAGCAGCAGTTTATGGTGGACAAGTTCCTTAGCCACGCAGCCGAGGTTTTAGGCCAATGCTACCGCGCCTTCCAACGCTTCGGCCCAGATAACGTATTTTTCCAAGTAACAGGTGTTGCAGACCCGCAGCAATTCAGTAAGGGTAATCCAGACGAGAATTACGACACCACTATTTCCTACGATGTACTCAATCACGATCCGGAAAGTCAAGAAACCAAACTCCAGCAGCTTGTGTCGCTTATTCAGTTGGATCGTAATGGCCGTATTAATGTTGACGCTTTGCTTGATGTTATCGCCGCTTCTATTGATCCCGTTCTTGCTTCTACCATTTTGCAACCTGCGCAGCAAGCCCAAGAGCAAATCGTTAAACAAGTCACAGACGACTTAACGAAGATTAGTGCATCCATTGAGATGCCCGCCCGTCCTAACGGCGCACAAGTGGCAATGCAGGTGATTCAGCAGTACACCCAGCAGCCTGACGTTCAGCAACGCTTGGCGCAAGACGAGGCATTTAAGGAACGCTTGGAGAAATACCACAGTCAGTATACATTTATGATGCAGCAGGCTCAGAACGCTGAGATCGGGAAGTTTGGTACCGCGCCCGCGAGCATGGGTGGCATGACAACACAAGGAATGTCTAAATGAACTTAGAACAAGACTTGAAGTGGCTTAGTAACCATCCTCAGTTTGCCCATCTAGCAAAGGTGCTAGTGGAGCAACGGGAGCATACCATTTCCACGCTTCACGAAGCATCGGCGGAAAAGGTAATGCAGATTAGCGGACGAATCCTAGCGTATAATGACTTGCTTAGCATGATTAACGCAGAGGAGATTATCCGTAGACATACGCAATAATTGCTCTGGTAACATTGGTAATGTTGCTAGAGCAAGCCAATTGACGGGGGTGGTAATAATGAATTATCGCCCACCGTCTCAGGCGTTAATGAGCGTAAAATATGTCTAATGAAGTTACTACGGAGAACGCTGGCTCCGAAATCAAAACAGTGGAAAAGTCGAACATTACAGTTGCCGAGCTTGCCGCTCGACGACTCGGAACCCCCAAGGTTCCCGTAGAAGCACCTAAAGCTATTAAGGACAATCAGCCGGAACCCGAAAAGGAACCGAAGGTTGAACCCGAACAGCCAAAGGGAAAAGACGTTCTTTCTAAGTTTGATCTTGGTGAGATGTCAGATGTGGAATTGCGTGAATTATCGGACAAGCTAGGCTCCCGTGCCGTAGCTCGCTTCGGTGAACTCACAGCAAAACGCAAACAAGCAGAGGAGCAAATTGCCGCCCTTCAGTCCGAACTGAATAAACGCAATCAAGAGTCTCCGCTTGAAGTGAAGTCGGTTGAGAAGAATCCATACGCCGCTTTGGACACCGTTGAGTCTTTGCAGGCTAAGGCCCGCGAGGTTACAGACGTTATCGAATGGGCCGAGGATAAACTCGATCAGGCTGACCACCTTGCACACGATGACATCGTTACAACCGTCGATGGTAGGGACATGACGAAAGCAGATATTAAAGCTGCTCTCAAAAATGCCCGTAAAGCTAAGGACAAGTTTTTGCCCGCCCAACTCCAAGAGTTGCAAGCGCGTGAGAATCGGTCTCAATTAAAAAAGAACTTCGACGAAACCGCCCGCAAGGAATTAGACTGGCTCAATGGCGAGGACAACGACACCCGTAAGCAATATGAGGCTATGCTTGGAGACAAGCGGCTGATTAAGCTTTTGGAAGCCGATCCCGACACTGCTCCACAGCTTCCCTACATTTTGGCTCACGCAGCCAACTCTATGTATGGCCGCAAATCCATTCCCCTCACGGACGCTAAACCAAAGATTACTCCCCCATCTAGCCCGACTAGCTCAACTGGTTCTTCGGAAAAACCAGAGGCGCGAAGCTCCAAAGCTATTTCAGAAACCGTCAAACGCTTTAGTTCAACAGGCAGTGTTAGTGACTATGCAGCAATGCGTGCACTTCAATTATCTAAACGCTCTTAACGTCAGAAAACCCTTAATAACCTAATACAATGGCCTTTTCAGATACCTACGACACAACCAATCCTGGTTCCGCTGTCTCCAACCGAGAGCAATTGCTCGACGTTCTTACTATTCTTGCTCCCGAAGAGACTCCCGTCCTTTCGAGTGCTTCTAAATCCAAAGCTTCCGCTACTTTTGTTGAGTGGACTGTTGACTCGCTATCGGCCCCTAGCACCACTGGTGTTGCTGAAGGCGCTGATGTAACTACATTCACTGACAAGTTTAGTGGCCGTGCTCGCCTTGGCAATTACGTGCAAAAGTTTCGCCGCGATTTCATGGTTTCTGACCTTCAGAATGCCGTTGATAGCGTTGGCCCAGCTAAAATTGCCCAAGCTGAAGCCAAGGCCGTGCGCGAGATTAAACGCGACATTGAAGCTACGCTCTGCTCCAATAATGACCGTTCCATCGAAGATGGCGCGGGCACTGTTTACGGCCTCCGTGGTCTTGGCAAGTGGATTGATACTGCACCCGGCTCGGATGTTCCTGCTGCCTACCGCACTCCTTCAGCTTCCATTTACGCTTCTACTGCGTTTACGGAGACTGTGTTTAATGACCTTATCACCTCCATCTATCGCGTTACTGGCTCCACCAATAACCTGACACTGGTTGCTGATACCGCGCTGCGTCGTCGCATCACCGATTTTGCCCGCACCTCTGGTTCGACCGATTATACCGTGCGCAATGTAAACACTGACATGGGTAACTCGACAATCAAGCTTTCGGTTGAGATGTATCAGAGCGACCACGGTTTGGTTTCTGTTGTTAACATGAATCCCGATTGTGCTCCTGATACCACCAACAAGGACACTGGTTATTTGATTAATCCCGATTATTACGGGGTTGCTGAATTAATCCCTCTTGGTTCTACACGTCTCCCTAACTTTGGCGGTGGCGAGCGAGGCTATGTAGATACAACCCTTACTTTGCTTGTTAAGCATCCCGGCGCACACGGCAAAATCACCCAAATCGCCTAATAACCCCTAATAACCACTAATATGCCTATCCTTACTGTTAATGAATCTATTGGCGATTTTACGCATATTGTTAAACTAGATTTTCGCGAGCTGCAAGCCGTTGGAACTGGCCTTAACAAGAAATTGCTTACTCTTCCTGCTGGTGCAGCTATCGACCTCGTTGGCCTTATTAACACCGTGGACATCGTCGGTTCGTCCACCCTGTCTGTTGAGGTTGGTGTTGCTGGTGCTACCACTGAGCTTCTCGCCGCAACTGACGTTGATGCGCTTACCCCAATGCTTCCTGTGTTTAACACTGGTACGCTGCTTGCTCAGACCGCTGCTACAACTACGACCCTTGCTGGTTCTAAGCCAGCAAAGGCTGTTTCGGCCAACACTGACATTGTTATCAAAGTGACTGATGCTAACTTGGCATCCATCACTGCTGGTGAAATTGTAATTGGTTTCCGCGTTATCAACCTTGGTCGCTTCGCCTAATAGCGTTTGACCTAAGTGGTAACTTGAGGGGGAAGGCTCTAACAAGGGTCTTCTCCCTCTTTTTTTATGCAAATTATCCAGAAGTCGGAGCAATTTACTGATGAACAAATTGATTCTGCTATCAATGATGAAATCCGTAAGTCGTTAAAGGACGAGCTTGATACGCAAGCAGAGCGCGAGATTTTGATGCGTGGTCATGCTGCTGCTATGAAGAACCACAAGACGGTTCCCGGCTTAGGTAAGTGCGTTGGTGTATTTCCCGCACGCGAGTTCTTCCGCCTTCAAGCCAAGTATGGCGCACAGGTTTTGCACAGCGAGGAGTTCATGCAGTATTTCAACCGTAAGTTTCCTGAGCTTTCCCCTAATAAAGCCTAATGCAAGACAAGCTATTCACAGACCTATTCGACTTGGTGCAAGCGTTAGCTGGCGTCGATTCGTTTACTCCTGCTGAAAGCAGCAAGGTTATTGCGCTGGCTAATCGCCGCCTTTATGAAGCATATAATCAAAGCCAAAGCTGGACTCGCTATTTGGTTGTTGGAGAAGAGCGTACACTTGTTTCGCAGTCTATTCCTTTTACGGAAACGGGTTTGGACACTATTGCAGACTTTCTTCGTATTCATCGCACTCAGCCTTTCCTCAATCTTAGTGCGGTTGAGTATGAGTTTTATGTAGATCAGGCTGGGGCTAACATCCTTAATCCCACGGACAATTCTCCAACTACGGCATTTGCCACCTATAAAAAGGTTTGGGACGGTCCGTATGACGTTAGCCGCACGGATGTCCCAATGGAGTTTTTCTATTTTGCAGCACACGCCACCTTTGCCGACTTCCTGCGTATGGATGGTCAACTAGATAAGGCAATGGCAGAGGAAACCGTTGCGCAAGGTTATTTGGCTTCTGAGTTGCAGAAGGCAGAGAGTCAGCGTAATAACAATATCACAGTTCGTCGCATTTCAACACACCTGTCTCGTCAATCACGCTAATCGCGCTTAAAAATTATGTCTTCCGCACGTATAGTCAACGGCCCAATGCAGCTAGTTCCTAATGGCAATGTTGCCATGCGCACGGTCACAATTTCCAACACGTCAGCCAATGTTATTGTTGCTGCATTGGATTCAAACACAACCCATGTGTGGTTTACGCTAACAGGTGGAAACCTGCGTATAACAACTGATGGCAGTACGCCAACGGCATCGTATGGACACCAAATTCCAGGCGGCACAAATGGTGTTTGGCCGTTCCGCTTTGCTAATGCGCTAAAGGCCATTCGTGAAGGTGCGACAGATGGTGTTCTCACTCTTTCGCAGCACAACACTACTGTCTAAAAACCATGAGTGGCATATTTGAAAACACACTTTGCAGTATTCCGTTTCAAGGTAATTACTTGGCTACGGCAAGTGCTACGGCTAACGCATTGGATTTGGCGCAAACAGCCGCGCTGATCGAGCGGGAGGG